TCGTTGGGGCCGATGTGGCGCTCGACGAACGCATTGTGGTGCTCGAGCTCACGCAGGGAAGGGGTGTTCTGGGACATGGCGAAGGATCCGTCAGGAAAGGGCACACGCACGGGCACAAGCCGCCGGTCGGCGGTCTGCGGGGCGCCCCTCTGTCCTTTTGCCTGAGAGTTTAAAAGCGCGGCGGACCGCAGCTTCGTGCCCCTTCGGCGCCGGATCGAACCGGTCTCTCCAGAGTTCTGTTACGGGTGGTATCGGGCCTGAGCGATTACGGGCGTTGCGCCTTCGGCAGCGGTGTTCCGCTTCTCCCACCGTGTTGCCCGCTGATTATAGCCCGTTGCGGGCCCGCCGGCCGCCTCCAGGCATGGCCGCCGCGCCTGAATGGCCGATGGCCCGGCCGTGCGTTTTGTGCACCGCTGCATGGCATCGGGCGCAATCCCCACCTATGATGGGTGGATACCCGAATTCATCTGGCGCCGTCCCTGCAGAAGGGGACCGGCGCCCGCCGTGCGTGCCGCGCATGGCCCTGCCGGACGCCTTCCCCATGACCGCCGCTGTTGCTCCCTCCACCCGCCGCATGGCCCTGCTGCTCGCCGGTCTGGCCATGTTCGGTCCGTTCTCGATCGACACCATCTTCCCGGCGTTCCCGCAGCTGGCCCAGCGCCTGGCGGTGGACGAAGTGGCGGTGCAGCAGACCATCAGCGTGTACCTGCTGTTCTACGGCCTGATGAGCCTGGCGCACGGCCCGCTGTCCGATGCCTGGGGCCGCAAGCGGGTGATCCTCGGCGGCCTGGTGGTGTTCGTCGGCGCCTCGGTCGGCTGTGCGCTGTCCACTGACCTGACCACGCTGCTGGGCTTCCGCGCACTGCAGGGCCTGTCGGCAGGTGTCGGCATGATCGTCGGCCGAGCGGTGATCCGCGACCTGTACCACGGCCACGACGCGCAGCGACTGATGAGCCAGGTGTCGATGCTGTTCGGCATCGCCCCGGCCATCGCACCGATCATCGGCGGCTGGATCCTGCTCAGCGGCGCCGGCTGGCCGCTGATCTTCTGGTTCCTGGTGGTGTTCGGGCTGGTCCTGCTGGCGGCCACTGCGCGCTACCTGCCGGAGACCCATCCGGTTGAAGCGCGCGTGCCGTTGTCACCGCGCGTGCTGCTGCGCGACTACGTTCGCATCGGCTTCAATCCGCGTTTCCTGCGCCTGGCGCTGGCCGGCAGCATCGGCTTCGGTGGCATCTTCCTGTACATCTCCTCGGCGCCGGTGTTCGTGATGCAGCACCTGCATCTGGGCGAGGGCGGTTTCGCCTGGCTGTTCATTCCCACCATCGGCGGCATGACCACCGGCTCGTTCCTGTCCGGGCGCATGGCCGGGCACAGCAGCCCTACGCGACAGGTCGCCATCGGTTTCGGCCTGTGCGCGCTGTCGGTGCTGCTGAACATCGGTTACGTCGGCCTGGCACCGCAGTTCGCACTGCCGTGGGCGGTGATGCCGATCTTCCTGGGCGGCATGGGCATGGCGCTGATCTTCCCGATCCTGGCGCTGGCGGTGCTGGACATGTACCCGCACCAGCGCGGCCTGGCCTCGTCGCTGCAGGCCTTCGTGCAGCTGATGATCAGCACCGTGGTGGCCGGCGTGGTGTCGCCGCTGCTCAGCGCCAGCTCGCTGCACCTGGCCTTGGGCCAGGCCGCGTTCTTCGGCGCCGGCTTCGTGTTCTGGTACTGGGAACACCAGCGCGAGCGCGCGGCGCAGGCAGCCTGCACGGGGCATTGAGCAGCGCGCAGGGGTAGGGCGGACGGGGATGCCGGCACATCCTTGCAGGCGCGGGCAACCGGACTAGGCTGGGCATTCCAGCCAGCCGGTGCGTGGATGCACGACAGCCAGCCAATCCGATGTCGTTGCATGAGGTTCCCCCATGGCTGCGCAGCAGACCTACCGTGTAACGGCGCGCGATAAATCGCCCGCCGCTGGTGAGATAAACGGTGGGCTACCAATGTTGCGCCCAGCGGAATGAAATTGCACGGGGCGGAACCGCCCCGTGCCCTGGCTTCCCTACCAGGTCGTGTAGATCAGCTCCCGCCGCTGAACAGCCTGGCGGCCGATGGTGTAGCGGATTGGCACCACCCGGTCCCTGAACTGACTGAAGACCTCCCGCATGGCCGGGTGGTCGTTGATCGTCAGGATGGCTGCGCCACGCAGCCCTGCCATCTGACGGGCCAGCTCCTGGTACTGGTCCATGCCAAAGGGAGCGCCGTACCCCTCAGTCTCCCAGTACGGCGGATCGAGGAAGAACAGGCTGTCGGCGGCATCGTACTTGGCCACGCACTGCTGCCAGGACAGGTGCTCGACGGTGACCTTATGAAGCCGGAGGTGCGCGGCGCTCAGATCCTCCTCAATGCGCAGCAGGTTGAGGCCCTTGCCACCCCGGCCGAAACCGGGGGTCTGGCCAGTCGCCTTGCCACCCCATGCCAGTCGCTGCAGGTAATAGAAGCGTGCCGCACGTTGGATGTCGGTCAGGGTGTCCGGGTGCTGGAGCTGGCACCATCGGAACATCTCGCGGCTCGTCAGCGCCCATTTGAACTGGCGGACGAACTCTTCCAGGTGGTTGGCCACCACCCGATACAAGCGCACCAGCTCGCCGTGGCAGTCGTTTAGGACTTCAGCCCTGGCCGGCTCCCTGGCGAACAGCAGAGCCGCGCCACCAGCGAATGCCTCGACATAGGTGCGGTGGGGGTTCTCGGCCACCAGGGGCAGCAGGTGCGGCAGTAGGCGGGTCTTCCCGCCCGGCCAGGGGAACAGCGTTGTGGTCTTCATTCTCAGCCTCTGCGATGGATCGCGGCCAGACTGAGCCTCCCCGCGCGAGGGGGCTGGGCCTTGGCCAATTGCACGCGGGCTGTCGCGTGTATTGCGGCGCCGGCCGATCAGTTCCCGCTGATCGGCCGGCGCCCAGTTCTTGCACTACTTGCCGGACTCAAGGACAGCCAGGCGCTGCTCGATGTTGGCCAGACGCAGCTCGGCCGCCTCTCGCTCGCGGCGATCACGGCGGGCAGTGGCCGCCAGAATCCATGCCTGCAGCTCAGATACGCGGAAGCTGTATCGATCGCCGGCCTCGACCGCTGGTTGGATGAGCTCGCGACCAGCCTCGACCGCTTCTTTCAGTACTACGCGACCGGCAGGCATGGCTTCATGAACCAACTCGCGTCGCGCAGGAACGACAATCTCGCCGGCCTCATCAAATTCTGCCGGGATGTCGGCCCACGTCTCCGGCACTGCCGGCCACTCAACAACCTCGGCCTCTTGTGCGGGCCACTCCCGCCACACCTCGTCCTCTGCAGGCCACGAGTCGTAGCAGAAAGCGCTGTAGGCAAACGCACTCAGCCCATGCTTCTCCATGACGGCGATCGCGGCTTGTACTGACGGGCCGGGGTGCCAGCGGGCGGCATCGCCCTCTTCCTCAACACGAGCCTTCCACTTCCATTTCGCCGGGAGACCGCCGATTTCCAGAAATGCCGCTTCCTCCACATCCGTCATATGTTCCAACGGCGTCTTCAGGCGGGCATCAGAAGTCTGGACCGCGCCGTTCACCGACCAAAGAGAAGTGAATCGATAGTTGGACGCTCCCAAGGCCTGAGCGTTATCCGCCAGCGGTCGAACCAGCTCACCGCCCATTGCAAAGGTGCCTCCGGATGCGCTGACCTGCAGCATTTGACGAACATAGCTGCCGAAATTGGGGCCTCTTACTTGAAGCTGCCAGACGCCCGAATCCACAACGGAGAAGAAACCGTTACTGCCATCAGACTCATTAAGCCAAAAGCCGGGCGCAACGCTCTGAATGCGCACCTCAGAGGTGAAAGTAGTAAGCCCAGACACAGTTTGGGTTGAGTTCAAATTGAGCGCGTTCAGGCTTGCGCAAGTGGCTCGCTTCGACGCGGCGCTACCGCCAAACAGCATCGAGCCATCCGGCTCAATCGTAATTTGGTCCGCGTTGTCCGAGTTGCCTTTCGGCCTGAAAGCGATGCGCCCCGGAGCAGAGGTGCTGCCAGCGCCAAAGATCGCGTGATCCACCGAGCTGATAAGTGCCCCACGGAAAGTCGCATGAACCCTGGCACCCGTTGCCCATTGCGCAGTCTGATCGGCCGGAAACATCGCACCACCAGAAAACACAGGGCGGCCGGTGAAGGTCTTGGTACCGCCGATGGATTCATCACCCGTCGTATGCACCACGCTGTTGTCGGAGGCCATTCCTGCCCGAATCGCGCTGACCAGGAGCTTCACGGTGCCGCCACCTTGCACGGCAGGAATCTGCTCGTTGCCAGTGAGAGCGGCGGCATTGGGGAGACCAGCGATCTTTACGTCGACCATTTTCGTTACTCCAGAATCAGGGGGTCGCCCGCTTCGGTGACCAGGCGATCACCTGCCTCGGTCACCAGCTGCGCGCGGTACAGGAAGGTGTGCTGCTGGATCTGCCAGCTGCGGTAGCCGTCACGGATGGCCTCGACCTCGACACGGATCTGCTTTCCACCGCTGCCGGCGGGCGGCGTGTAGGTGTCGGTCGTGCCGGTGATGCTGGCCTGTGTGCGCACCAGCGACCCGGCGAGGTACCAGCGGACGGTGTAGGTGGTGCCAGGCTCCGGCCCGATGTTGCCCTGCGTTGTGTCGACCAGCTGGTCGGCCTGCAGGAGGCGATCGCGGTGCGCCCACTGCACTGTCAGCTCGGTGCCGAAGGTCCACACCTCCGGCGGGTAGGCCTCGCCCTGCACTCGCAAGCGGCCGGGCGGATAGGGCCGGATCTGGCGACGCTGCAGCGTCAATCCGATCGTCGTGGCCAGATCCGGGTTCAGCTCGCCCTGGCTGGTGCGGGTGATCAGTTTCGCCTGGGGCGATTCGTTGGCCATGTACTCACGGCCATCGAAGCCGACATATTCGTCGGTGAACCACACCCGCGTACCCACGGCATGCGGCATCGGCACAGTGTCCACGCAGCCACGGGCCACGGTCAGCGTCGCCGCCACCGGGTCGATCGAGACCACCCGGACCAGCTCGTCATCGATCAGCGCCTCGGTGCCGACCTCGATCATGTCCAAGCTGACGCCGGCGGACAGGGCGATCGCCGTTGTGGTGGCCGTCATTGCCGTGATCAGCAGGCCAGTGGGAGCGAAGTCGGCTGCGCCCGCCTCGGCGAACGGCGCGCTTCCCAACCGGGTCTGCAACGTGTAGCCGAACGCCACCGAGGTCGGCCGTACACCGATCGACGTCAGGTAGCCGACGTCAGGCGACACAGCAGCCAGCTCCGTCGCCCCGAGAGTCGTGGCCAGGTCGCGATAGCTGGCCTCCTGCAGGCGCTGCACGGTGACCGGCTTGGGCTTGGTGTCCGGCTCCACCCAGGCATTCTCGGAAGGCTGGATGTAGCTGGCAGCGGCCATGCCGGCGACGTCCTGGACGACGGTCAACACCACGGCCGTCTCGGTCTGTGTGCCGTCGTCGACGTCCAGGATGCGCACTGGCATGCGGGCAACGCCGCGCCGTGGCCACGACAGGGCACGCACCTGCCCGCGCTTGAAGGGGCCGGCATCCTGGCGCACCCGGATCTTCACCCTGCAGGGCAAACTGCTCACTGCCGCCACTTCGCGCGCCGCAACCCGGCCCGCGACCGCAGCGTTCCACAGGCCGGGGTAGTTCTTGCGACTGCTGACGACACGGCCCTGCGCCTGAACGCTGGCCAGGTTCTGGTAGGTGACAGCTGCGTCCTTGTTGGTGGCGATATCCCGGTAGACGACCGTGATCTCATTGACGCTGCCTTCCAGCATCGGCTGTTGCCACTCCAGCAGCTCGATGATGTTCGCCGGGCCGATCTCTTCCAGGGTGGCTGGGTCATAGTCCGGCCGCACCAGCACCAGCTCGGTCAGCCCCGTCACCGGATCCTCGATGCGCATGCCACCAATGTGGTCGCACACCATGTCCATGAACTCGCCTGCAGGAACTGATCGGGACCACTTCAGGCACAGGCCGAACCCTTCGTTCTTCAACGTCTGTGCCGCCTTGCGGAAGCTTTCGTCGTTGATCACGTCGATCGGGTGGCCCATGCCCTCTGTGCGCACCTGATAGATGATGTGCGCCGGGTTCATCCCTTCATCGATCTGCACCAGGTCGCCCTGCCAAAGCCCCTTCTTCCAGCCTTGGCGCCAGCGCGAGACCTTCTTCGTCCAGTTCTTGATGTACGGGTTCATGGCCGACACCTGGCCATTGAAAACCGTCGTGAACAGGCCACGGGCGGCTGGCCACGGGCCGGGCACCAGCGACTGCAGATAGGTGCTTGGCATCTGGGCGGGCTCGCCCATGCGCACCTCCAGCGTGCCGACGATGCCGCCTTCGCCCTTGTCGCCGCCGAAGATCTCCGGCGCCAGGATGGTGATCGAGCGAGACGCTGTAATCGGGCCGGTGGCAGGCACCGTCCTGGGGATGTTCATCCCGAGCACCTTGGTCCACGCCGTTTGCGCGCTACCGTCCCAGACCTTGCGGTCGCCTACGCGGATCTCCCGCAGCGCGTCCACCGGGCCGAGGCATTCGCCCATATAGAGGGCCATGTAGTAGCGATAGCCTACGGTCTGTTTCTTGCCACTACCCACGGCCAGCCTCCTCGCGGGCGATCGCCGCCAGGCGCCGTGCGAAGGCGTCGTCCAGCGCTTCGAACTGCTCTACCGGCAGGCCTTCATCCAGGAAGCGACGCAGATCCAGACCGTGACGATCCATCCAGCTGCGGATGCCGGCGGCGCACAGCACGCCGCTGTGTTCGCCAAGCTTGGCCGCGCGGGCGTGCTCGACGGTAACCAGGACAGGACGATCCATCACTTCTTGCCACCCTTGACCTTGATCGGTGTGGTGCGCAGATCGCCGTAGAACAGCACGTTGGGATCATCGATCCAGTTCGTACCGAAGACCATGCTGCACTCGCGACCGTCCTCGGCGGTGGGGACATTGAAGTCCTCCAGGGCGGCCGGCTTCGGAACCGTAGGTTTCGGGCGCATCACGTAACTGACGATCAGCGCCACGATCATTACGACGATTTGAACCCACATGGGAGGCTCCTTTAGAAGATGGGATCAGGTCCGAAGGGGTTCTTCGGCGGGATGGTGTGCTGGCCGCCGTAGTTCAGCGCGTTGTTGAACTTCTCGTGGCAGATCTGCAGGGCATGGCCACAGCCGGGGTAGGCAGACACCAGTGCGCCCGCAGCGAGCGGCGCTGCGGTAAGCAAGGTGAGGGTCGGCCCAACATGGCCCACCACGAAGCGGTACTCGATGGCCGTGCCCTGCACCCATTTGATGAAGCCGCCGACGAACCAACCGTCCGGCTTCGCCGCGAACGCAGTGGACGTGATCGTCTGAGCGGATGCGGCCGACAACACGCCATCGACTCGGAACAGCTCCGGATTCAGACCGCAATCGGCATCGAACAGCGCGAACGGGCACTGCGCCTGCCAGCATCGGCGAAGGCCGTTCGTCGCGGCGGCGCCGGCATTGCTCTGGCAGGTCAGGATCAGATCATTCTGTCGCTCGCTGAAGTCGCTCAGCACGCCATTCCAGGTGCCCCGGATCGCGCCGTCGCTCTTCCGGATCCGCCGCCACCGAACGATGATCCGATCGGTCGGCGGATATGGCCGCAGCACTGACGCCAACGAGAGGGACAGCGGTACGGTCACCTCAAGATTGGACCTGGCCTCCTGGGCAGACTGGCCAAGTCGGCCGCGCTTGATTGCCTCGGGGCTGAACGACTGCGAGTCGTAGATCTCCACCCGATCGCTGGACGTGTAGCGCCAGCGCTGGGAACCACGCCCAAACTCATACAGCTCAACATGGCGGGAGAACAGGCTCACGGTTCGCTCTCCTCAGCGCCAATGCCGGCGAAGGACACGCGGCAACGCGCGACGCCCTCACCATCGGTTTCATGGGACAGCTCCACGGTGTCGGAACTGAGGCGGGCCAGCACCATCCAGCTGATCAAGCGGATGGCACTCGGCTGCAGGGCGATGCCGTGCGGCGCGTCCAGCTGCAGGAACTCCCGCTGTGGATCCAGCTCCGTGGCCTCAATCAGCTGCCGGTACAGCACCTGGCCACTGAACAGCTCGATGCGTAGGTGACGACGACCTGCCTGGGCGCGCCCGAAGCGGGCCACGCCTGCCCACGCCACCACGATGCCGCTGGAGGTTGTCAGGGCTGGCTCGACCAGCTCCAGGTCATCGGCCCAAGACGGCACCCACAGCGCAGCCGCGCGGCCCTGCAACCAGTACAGCAGGCTGCGCAGGTTGGCCTGCTCGGTGCGCCCCCAGGTTTGCCAGGCGTGCGACTGCAGTGGCCATGCCTTGCCGGTGATGTCATCGACGGCAACAGGGCCGATATCGCCATCGATCACCACCAGCTGCCGGCCGAACTCGGCCGTCTGCGCCTGGTCGAGGTCGGGGCGCTGCTCCAGCACAGGTCGACCGCGATAGACCGCCGCCGGCGCCGCTGCTGGCCAGTCGCAGGTCTCCACCGCAGCCAGGCGCACGGTCGACCGCATGACCTGGTCGGTCACGCGTTCCAGGCTGGGGGTCTCGGCAATGCGAGCTGTCCTGCAGGGAAGCACCCGTGTGCCAGGTGCCCAGGCGTTGGCCGTGGGGCGGGCCAGCTGCAGACTGTCGGCGGCAATGTCGGCCACTTCCACCAGCTCGTAGGTGGTGACGTCCTTCCAAAGCATGGCCAGGCCGCCGGGGCGGTAGTCGCGCTGCGTAGCGGCCTGTACCGGGATGGACTGCACACCCAGCGCCAGGCGCGCACTCAGCCACGACACGTCGTTCCAGACCGGCAGCGCCCAGGTACGCGCCGACCAGTCGAACAGCGCGTGTTCAAGCACCTGGCGCTCGCGCCGGTCGGCCAGCACGCTGAACTCCCAAGAGCGCCTCGGCGAGCCACGCAATGGGAATCGGGCTTCGCCGCCGCCGATCGACTGCTGGACGTCGGTCGCCCAGGCCAGCGTTTCGGTGACAGGCCGCTCCCAATCCGGCGGCAGCATCCACGCCGACATGCGATTGCCGGTAATCGTGACGGTGCGGCGCCCCAGGGCCACGAAGTCGTAGGACAGCGACGCCGCGATTACCGGCGGACCTTCTGTCGTGACCGACAGCTGCCAACGGCGCAGCTGCAGGGCCGAGAATGCCAACGGCGGGGCGCCAGGACCTACCAGCTCGACGCCTTCGCCGTTCTCAAGAGTCACCGACGCCAGGGTCTGCTGCTGGAGGTATGAGTTCCAGACCTGGACGTAGCGCACCTGGTTGGTGACCAGGTTGCCCAGGTCAATGCGCAGAGGCAGGACGTGGATCTTGTAGTACCAGTCATCGAACGAGCTGCGCAGGTTCGGACCAGCTGACCGCTGCTCGGGTTCCACCACCGTGGCCTCATGGCCAGGCCCCACGTGGAAACCAACGCCTGCCAGCGCAGCGCGGAACTGCAGCGGGATCCTGGTGCGCGGGAGACTCAGGTTGGCGCTGCGCCAGTTCGGTCCCGTGCTGCTCTGGGTGGAAAGAATGACGCCCATCAGGACTTCCGCACCGCCCAGCCATAGTTGCCGCTTGCTGGCGGTGAATTGGTGACGCTGCTCATCGCCAACTTACGCAGCCAGGGGAACACCACCCAAGTCTCGTCTGCGATCGTGACTTCCTGCTCGGGCTCCAACCTATCCATGTAACAAGCGCGCAGGCCGATGACATGGCCGATCGGGGAGTGGTAAGGCGTGGTGCCAGGCCGCCGGACGGTCAACTGGATCGGCTGAAATACGCTGCGGCCAGAGAACGTGTTGTCATCCGCGCCCGCAAGCACGTAGCCAAGCCACATGCTGTCGTCGCTGTCGGATGTCGTTGCTTGGTAGATCGACCCGACGCCGCTGCCGGCCTGGCCCTCTACACCGAGCGCTCCGCTGAAGTAGTTGCACAGCTGGTGGTAGCTGTTGCTCCTTCCATCCTCAATGCAATCGGCACGAACATGGCCACAGCCGGTGTTGCTGGTGTTGTTGCCAAACAGGACCACGTTGGACCCGCTGGGGCCGATCAGACCGCTCCAGCCACCGGTGCGCGGCCAGTAGGTTCCGTCAACATAGGTACCGCCGGCGTAGCTGCCGGCCTTCTCCAGTACGCCGAATGCATGATGGCGGTACTCGCCAGCGACTGCCTGAGCGATCGCGGCATGGATCGCGGTCCCGTTGGAGAAGAGTTTCAGGCGCGGGAAGGGGCCGGTCAGCTCGTAGGACAAGATGTCGCGAGGAGATGCCAACGGCTGCTGCGCCGGGGTCGCGCCTCCGTCGTAGCCAATGGAGATGCGCGATCGCAGGCTGTCCTGACCGGTATTGAACAGGTGCACATAATCCGAAACCCCAGGAATGCGGACCGTGGCAGTGCGATTGGCACCTGACAGCGTGTTGCGTTCGACGGTCCAGCCATTGGCCTGCGCGAACTGCACGACCAGGTCGATCAGCGTCTGAACGTTCGGGACATTGTTGAACTCGGCGTATGCCATTTTTCACTCCAAAGCAAAGGCGGCGTATTCGCCGTCGCCGGTTCGATACACGTTCGGCACCAGCAGGTAGTCCACACCATTCACGGTCACGATCTGCTCCGCCGTGGCGCCAAAGGCTGGTGTGTAGAAGACGCCATCGAAGCTGCCGAAGAACTGCCCGCGCTCTGGCATGTCGCCAACCTGCCCACCTCGGTCGTAGTTGCCAGGCACCCAACCAATGCCGACGAGCTGGCCACGTTGCAGCCAACGCTGACCGTCAAGGCAGTTCCGGAAGTTCTGCTGACGGACGCCACGTGACCACGGCAAGGTCATTCGCGCGGTCGTCAAGGTGGTGCCGCTGTAGAAATTCCGAATCGGCATCCACGCCTGGACCGGACTGAACAGATACCCCTGACTCAATGCCAGGTTGCCGCTGCCATCAGCGTTCGCGTTCCAGAAGTTCGAATGCTGGTAGGTGTCCAGCGACGCCTGCGCGTTCCTCCCCAGGAAGGACGCGCCGATGAACAACGGATAGCTCCAATCCCCCGGCAGGTGCTCAGGCAGGATGAAACCGCCATACATGGCGTCGTAGCGACCATTGATGCGGGTGATCACCTTGAAGCAACGACCGTTGGCGATGAACCAGTACTTGATGGGCGAGTTCACGCCCAAGATCGAGATGTAGTTCGAATTGGTGCCAGGCGGGTCGATGCTCGGCAGTGCGGGGTTGTACGCAACGTGGCCGCGCAGGGTCATGTTGTAGTAGTTGCTGGCCGGCACCACCCACGCCAGCAGCGACAGATAGATCTCATCTTCACCAGCGAGCCCGCGTCCCTTCAGTGACACGAAATCGTTGGCCGCGATCGGACCGCTGGCTACGCCGCCGACGACCTGCCATTGCTGGTTCGCTGCCACCAGGGCCGCGTTGGTGGTCAGGAAATCCCGAAGGCGGGCCATGAGGTCGGTGATGTTGGCTGCGGTGTCGGTTGCCCAGGCCATGTTCAGAGTCCCAATACTTGGCGGATCGCCGCAGAGTTGCGGTTGATCTTGTTGATGATGGTTGTGTCGCTGCCGGGGTCATCCAGGTACTCGCCGAACAGCTCTGGCGACACCTGGTTGATCACTCGCAAGCCCAACTGCGCGGCAGTGCTCGGCGGCGCCGAAGCTGCGCTGGTGAACACGGGGGACCGTTGCAGCATGGGCATCGATGCCACATGCCCTCCGTCGGCATAGCCGCGCCAACGATCGATTGCCGCCATACCGACCTGGTTGAAGGCCGACAGGAATGCCAGCGCACCGGGCTGGCGCACCACCTCCTGTCGGTGGACGAACTCACCGGCGTGAACAAAGCCCGCCAGTTGGTACTTGCCACCCGGTCCGGTGAAGCCGCCGCTGGAGTAGCCGGCCGCGCTGGAAACGGCCATTGCCGCAGCAGCAGCCTGCATCTGACGGGCCGCCTGGGAAATCGCCTGCGCGCCGACAATGAGTCCCACGCTGGACGAACCAAGGGTGGTGGCCGAGGTCTCCAGTTTGGAGGCACCCACACTGACGATCGCGCCCGCGGCCGCAGTAGCTGCCGCAGCCTTGGCCATGTCCTGCGCGCCGTCACCACCGCCATTCCCTTTGTCGCCGGCGAAGAGCCCCATCAACTTCATGGTCGCGGCCTGCGCCAACTGCGCGGCCGCGAATTCGGCAATGCCTTGGGCGATGCTGAGGAAGAAGTTCCGCACCGACTCGGATAGCGAATCGGTTTGCATGATCAGCGAGGTGAACAGGTTCGAGAACGATCCTTCAAGCGTGTTACGGATGGACTGTTGGAGCAGGTTTGTGGTCGCCTCCATCTCCTGCAGCTTGAGTTTGATCTGCTCTACGTTTGCCACGGCAGCAGGATCACCCAGCGCCTGAGCTGCGGCCTCCATTTGGGGAACCAGCTCACGGAGGGCACCTGACTGCTGACGGTAGAGATCGACCACGCGCTGCTGCGCGCCCGCCTGAGTGATCAGGCCAGCCTGCAGCTCCAGCTGAATCCGCTGCTGCTCCAGTGCAATCCCGCCAATTACCCTGTCGTAGGCCTCCTGCAGATTCTTGAGGTCAGTACTGGCCTTGCTCAGATCCATCAGTTTGGAAATGTCGGCGGCATCCGCTGCTCGGCCCGCAGCCTCCAGCTCTTCCTTCAGCTTCGTCAGCTCGCGCGTGGTCTTGGCCAGCTCTGCGTCGGGACCACGTCCTTGCAAGGCTGCAATGCGATCACGGATGTCCAGCATCTTGCGGTCGGCTTCGACCCGGAGGTTGGCCAGATCCAGCTTCTTGGCTTCGTCCAGCAGGTCCTGCTTGGTCTTCGCCGAAGCGTTCTGGAAATTCCCCTCGGCAATGGCCGCCTGGATGCGGGACGTTTCGGTCGCCTTCTTGCGGGTCTCATCCAGCGTTCCGACCAGATCGATCTGCTGCTTGAGCCGCTCCAGCTCCCGCTGTGCGGCGGCCTCATCTTTCTGGCTCTCGGTCTTGGGCGTCTTTCGAGTGCGCTCTTTGAACTTCTCCTGCAGCTGGGCGACCCGCTTGTCATAGGCGCCGCCGCTGACGCTGCCATCGTCGCCGAAGCTGACACCCTTGAGGAGGTCGCTTCCTGGATTGGCCTTGCGCAACTCGCGGAACTGCTTGGCAACCTCTTCGGTTGCCTTCTTCAGCTTCTCGGCCTTGCTGGCACCCTCTTCGAGACCTGAAGCGATCGCCTTGGCGGCTTCGACGCCGGCATCTTGGACCCGCTGGGCCTGGCCGGTGCTCTCGGCGGCATTGACGTCACGATCGTAGGCGGCCCGCGCCTTGCGGAGCCGGTCGATCTGCTTGATCTGCTGGTCGTAGTAGTAGCCGATGGCTGGGGCATTACCGTTCTTCAACGCCTGCTGCAGTTGCTCGGTCGTACCACGCATCGCCGCAGTTTCTGCCCGGAGCATCGCTTCGGAGTCGGTGCGACCGATGTCCTTCAGTCCTTGCCAGACGCGCTTAAGCGTACGAGCAACGGCATCCCACGCCTGCTCCAGATATCCGGCCCGCGACTCCATTTCTCTGACACGCTGGTCGCTGACATTGGCGATGGCCTCCAGCGCTGTCTTGGCGGCGTCGGTCGCCTTGCCCTGGTCCTCCAGTGCCCGAACCTGTTCGTACACCGCTGCGGTGAGGAAGTGGTACTGCTCGTTGAGCTTGGCCAGCGTGGCCGAAGGCGCCTTGGAGACCTCGACCACCTTGGCGGTGGTGCCCTCAATCGACTCGCCCGTCAATTTGGCCAGGTTGACTGCGACGCTGATCGCTGTAGACAGGGTGTTGGCGGTCAGCTTCCCGCTGGCCGCAAGTTGCTGCGCAGCTGCCGTTGCATCGGAGTATTCGCCAGTGACCGCACCGACAGCATTCGCCTGGGCATAGAGCTGACCACTGGACACGCCAAGTGAATGGCCTGTCGAGATCACAGCGGCGTCGAAGGCTCGCAGCTGCTTGTAGCCCTGCAGCGCGGCAAAGCCAACAACACCCAGTCCGGCGGCCACACCGCCCAGGACGACCACCGCGGGATTGAGCGCACTGGTGAGCGCGCGCGCGGCGGGGACCACACCGCCGAAGGAATCCTTCAGCTGGCCACCCTGCTGGATGGCCACCATCCAGATCGGCATGCCGCTGACGATGCTGGTGGTGATATCGGTGATCTGCGCCGGCAGTTGGCGCATGGCCATCTGGTACTGGCCGGCCGAGATCGCCCCGGCGCCCAGGCTGCGGCTGGTCGCTTCGGCAACCTTGACGGCGTTGCGTTGGACATTGATGCCCGCGAGGGCACGGTTGTACTGCTCGCGGCTGATGCGGCCGGCATCCACCGCCACCTTGAGCTCCTGCTCGTCCCGCTCCAGCTTCTGCAGCTTTACCGATGCACTGTCATAGCGCCCCAGGGCGCCCTCAACAGCACGCTGGCGCTGTTGCTCCGACCGAGCCAGGCCTGCTTCCTGCTTATCCAGCGCCTTGAGCGCGCTGTTGTAGTCCTCGGTGGTAATCAGGCCGCGCGCCATCACCCGATCAAGCATCGCCTCGGTGTCGGCCAGATCGGACATGCTCGCCGCGCCGCGCTCCAGACGTGCATCGAGCTCGGAGATGAGGCGGATCTCATCGGCCACTGTTTTCTGCACCGCCGCGCCGGACGTTCGGACGCGATCTGCGGCGG